CGACCAAGCAACTTGTCTATTTGCTGCTTTGATAAGGCTGTGTCCTCTTGCTTTGCTTTCTTGAGCATTGCGTCAAAGCGTTTATCTCTTTTCGTGCGCCCCATAAAAGCGGTGAAATCGCCGTTCTGTAATTCAAGTCTAGCATTTGCAACCGCTTTTTCTTGCGTGGCTGATAGACCTAAGATGCCGCCCGTTCTGCGTCCTGTACGTCGATCGATGCGCCCAACGATATCAAGCGCAACAGTTCTAGGATTGTTACCCTCTTGCAAGCCCTGCTCTAATGCTGTTCTAACCGCTTCTTTCTGATCATCTACAATTCGTGTAATCAGATTTGATGAATGCTCACGAATAATTCTCTCCGCCGCCAGGTTGCGAGCGTTAAACCGAAATACAAATCTATTTGCCTCTTGGTCGCGCAACTCACCAAGCTCTTGAATGATATGATTCCCGCCATCCTCAAAGGCTTGCTCTAAAACACGTTCAAATTCAGCATATGCTTCACGTTCAAGAAACAGCACATCAAGCGCGGCCCGTGTATCACCCCTATCAAGCGCCTCAATAATTTCCTTTATGCGTATCTTAGATTTAATCTCGTCGATACTTGCAAGAAAGGCTGCGTTAAGCTCTTTGTCATATTGGCTAAGAAGCTGGTCAAATGTCATTTTCTAACTTGTGCTTCCCAATAGACAACAGTTCCACCAGGTGAAAGCGGCTTTAGGTCAACGATTGAATGCTCATCTTCAATATCTTCTATCGCTATCTTGTGCTGTAGGTCCGGCGCAATAGTTGCGCCTTCAGTTGAGATCAAAAGCCGTTTATCACCCGTCTTAATAAGTGTTCCATCTATCTTTGAGTTTTTATAATCAAAAACAGCAGCGACGAGTGTTTGCGTGTCTCCGGATTGCACAGGGTTCCACGCGTCACCAGAACCAGCAGTGATGACAAGCGTTACTTCACGTCCAAAACGCTTGATAAGGCGTTTAGCGGTTGCCTGTGCCTTTGTATAATCGAATGTACTCATGATCTATATGAGCTACCTACAAGCGGATTGCCGTAGCTGCCACCCTTCAAAAACGGCCCAATCAAATCATTTACGATTGAAATAATTGGCGTAGCTGTTGATGCATTTGTAGCAGGGTTAGAATATTCAACTTCAAGATCGCCCACCTTCTCACGCTTTACCGCTTCCGATGGTGTAACATCAGGTGTAAGTGAGCTAGGAGTCACTAGTTCTCTTAATGCAAGCTCTGAACAAGCATCTTTAATTTCTTTTGGGACCGCGTTAGACGCTACGCCGTAACCGTCACCATCGATAACGCCAGCGCGAGGCCATGAAAGCGCCTGCTCACGTGCGTTGATTTTATTTCCTGCCCAAGTGTAAGAATTTGTCAGATACAAGGATGCACGACGAATAGCCGCCTCTTTATCCGCATCATCACCCGTCCAAGTCGAGTTACCTAAATTTGTGTGGTACGTATCAACGTCAGCCAATGCGATGAGAGCATCTGCGTTTGATAAACCTGTACCATCTTCAACAATTAAAGCCATTTAAGCACCTCAAAAAGAAAGGCAGGGCGAACAAGCCGCCCCACCAGTTTTATTTAACCAAGGATGTTTGCAACGAAATCAGACTTCCATACTTTAGCAGCATAGAAAGTAGTAACGTCGATCATCGCTTTGCCGTAACCTTTATAAACCGCAATCTCGTAAACAAGACCTGAGAATGGGTCTTGGATAGTCATGCGATCAATAGCAGCGTCACCGCCAAATGGTTGCGCAGGAGGGCGAACAACAAGCTCAACAGCGTTTCTATGGAACATAGTGTTTGCTGTGTAAGCGTTGCCAACTGTGATAGCGTTGTTATCCGCAATTGCAGCCTGAAGACCAGGACCACCGATCTCGAATGAACCTGAAGCCAGCGCCTCATTAACAACATATTTGTTCGCTGTGTCAGCTGCAAAAGTCACAACGTCACCGGCTAGGATTGTACCTGAACCGCCATCTGTTGTGATTGTAGTAGTTTCAGCCGTTAAAGCACCGTTAACAAGCTTAGATGCGCCTGTGCCTTTTGTGTGCGAAGCAATGCCCGCTGATTCCTTCAGCATAACGCCTTGAAGATCAAGCAAAGTACCACGACGAAGCAATTGAGCATCACCAGACTCATTGACTTTTTGCAACTGAGCAAGGTTACGCAATTTCGTACCCGCCGCAGTGTTAAGAGCCATTGTGATTTGGCCATCAGTAGGACAGCCATTGTCAACCAAGATTTGACGACCTTCTGCAACGATATCAAAATCAGATGCAAATGGTGTTGTACCAGCAGTACCAACAGCGCGAGAAGCACCTTGATAAATCTTTGTCGCAGCGTGTGACTCGATTGCATTGGTGATAGTGCGCATTGCTTGTGCGATCTGGTCACCGTAAACAGTATCAAAGCCAGAACCGTTATCGACATGTTTGATGTCTTCACCAGTCCAAGGGATTTGAACGTTTGCAACCTGGTCGATTGTCATTGTCTTGTTGTCAATTGTCTGATCATCACCCTCAGGAATTGTCATAGAAGGTGTGTAAGACGTGTTAAGCGTAGGCTTGCGAGTTGCGTGTGAACGAACTGTATCACCAAATGCTGCGCCTTCTGAGCCAGCGTTGATAGTGACTGAAGGTACAACACCAACAAGTTCACGGCCTACAATGTCAGCAGCTTTATAAATATCAGCCGCTAGGTCTGTTAGTACATTTGCCATTTTAAATTACCTTTCGTAATGGCTATGCATCGACCACCTTGCCGCCCTCTTTGGCGAAAGAAGCTCTTTGGCTTTGGTCCATGCTATCAAATTGAGTTCTTGTGACTGTTTTGCCATGAGACTGTTGTTTGTTGGCTTCAGAACCAGATCCATCAGAACCCGTTCCCTTCAAGATTGCGTCTTTACTTGGATGTCGCGAAACCATGATGGATAACGCTTCATCGAATGAGGCAACTTCGCCAGGTTTTGATTGAGAATAAATAGTTGAGCCGCTTGCATCCTTTGCAACAAGCTCACCATCTTCAAATACGAAATTCTTAGAAAAGTAAGGGATTGCAAAATCAGCAGGAATTGCCAACTTGTCTTTAACAAACTCGGAACCTTTGAACGCATTCTCAAGTCTAAGATTGTTCATTTCGCTTTTTAGTGATGCGTTTTCAGTCTTCAACGGCTCGAATGATTGAGCGATTTCTGACTTAACCTTATCCAACTCACCGGCCTCGATAAGCTTTTTAGAGTCGAGATTTGCAACTGTCTTAAGCGCTTCCTGCGCCTTTTCAACATCAAGATCACCAAACTTTGCAACGGTTTCTTTTACTGTTGTTAGTTCTTTGCGATAACCGGCTGCTTGACCTGTTAGCTCGCCAATCTTGTCAAATGCTTGTTTTGCATCAAATGCGATTTCTGTCCCGTCATCCTTAATATAGACAGGTTTATTCTCTTGCAGAACAACTTGTCCTGCATCATCAGTTTTCAGTTTCATGGGTTCGCTTCCTGCGAGTTGATATTGTGCTTACTGCACGAGATGACTTTGGCTTACTGCTTCAGTCGGTGTTCTTATGCCACACCACGAAGGGGTGGAATTGACCCTAGTTGATCGTCAAGATCATCAGGATCGGGAATTTCTTCTGCTAACGCTTGTTTTTCGTCATCAGGGTCAAAGTTAGGGCCAAGAATACGTCTGCGTTTTAGCTCTGCCCAATATGTCTCTTGCGATAGGTCACCAGCAGCGCGCGCTGTATTAAGCGTTTGCGGGCCTTGATCGTCGCCAATATCTAAATCAAAGTCGCTGTAGATATTCACGTTAATTTGTTGCTCTTGACCCATCCACTTAGTCGTAATGCGCAAGCAGCTTTCCATTGCATCTTTAAACAGGATAGAAGCAGCTAGAATAGCGCTGTTACCCTTTTGAGCAGCAAATGCTGTTGTAACCGTGGTCAAGTTGCCTGTTTGCGATGTCAAAGGCTGTCGGCCTAGCTCACGCAATTGTGTAATGGTTTCTTTAATGTCTTCAGCTAAGAACTTAAGCGCCGTTGCATCAGGTTCGATAAACTTCCATTCACCGTGCTCACCTTCTGCATTAGATGGCGCATAAAGAACCGTCTTAGGACCGACCGGAACCGTTTGAGGTTTACCATCGTCACCCGTTGGCGGCGTTACACCGTTACCGGCAAGCATAGGAAATGCTGTGCTTTCTTTAGCGTATTTTAAACCGCTTTCTTGCTGATAGAGTTCAATCTGCAAATCGGCAGCATCGGACAACATAGGATCAACGACAAGTGAGCTGCCTTGATTGCGCCCTGAGATAAACGGAACAAGCGGGATCTCATTGATAGACAATGAACCCTTATCTTCGGTTAGCTCCCACTTTTCTTTGTTCTTCTGCCACACCTGATATTTAACCGAACCGTTTTCTTCACGGTTATATTCACGAATGCGTTCGACTACATTCTCTTTAAAGCCATCGCGTTCAACTGCATTGGCTCTGAAACGGCAATGAGTAATGACATTCTTACTGCCAATCTTTTGCGTTTCGACCGCAAGAACGTCTTCAGCTTTTAAGCTAATCCAATAAGGCTTAATTCCTGCACGTTTTTCGTCAGCGATAGAAACAACACCTTCAGGACGCTTTGGAACATCGATAAACACCCAATGCAAGCCATATGCTAGGCCGTAAAAGAACGTTTGAGCGCCGAACACATGGAAATGGTCGCCCTGCCCGTTTACGTCATCCATTAGATCTTGCAATTCTTCTGGCGCGCTCGCATCAATTGATAGCTCTTCAGCGAATGGCTTTGCAGCTAGGTTCTCAACAATATCACGCCATACATTCGTAAACTTTGCATTCTCACGACGAAATTCATAATCAGCTTTAGATTCATTTGGGAACTTAGGCAAAAACTGCTTTTGCGCGCGCATAGCAGAAACGCCGCCTAAAATAGAAGACACTTTTGCCCAATACGGTTGCATAGACATATAATCTAGGCTTGGCGTTGATACATCTGACATTTATGTGTGACTTCCATAAGTTCCGAATATAGCCGTAGGGACCGGTTTAGCTAACTCATTAAAGGCTCGCGATGTCGCGTCTACCTGATCCATATACGTACCGTAAGGGAATGCGCATATCTCATCGAGAAAAGCCGTATTCCAATCACCTTTTAGAATATCCACGTTACCCGCTTCACATTGGGCCGCGAATGGTTCCGCTCTTGTTGCTTTGTCACCACTCTCAGGCGATGACGTAAATTTAAATCCTGCAAGATCCTGTGCAATTGATCGCGCTTGGTCTTTACCGGCTTGTCCCGGGTCTTGCGGGTATGAGATAAAACAATCTCTTCCGTCTTGCGTTGCCGTGCTTTTAATCATCTGACGTGGTGTATTGACACGCTCACGCTTTGCATCGGCTATAACAAATCTACCTTCTGGCGTTCTGCCAACCATGACACCCGCTGTATATGGGCTGTCTGATTTAGTTGAGGCCGCTAAATCCCAGCCCCTAACAAACTTAGTACCAACTGGAACCGCGTTAATAACGTTGAACCAGTGCGATTTAAACATGCCGCCTTCGCGTGGGACGGGACGCTGTTGAAACTGACCAGCTACGGCAAACGAACCCATAACAGCTTTATCTCGGTCAACTACATCACGAGGAAATCTATCCTCAAACAGCAGTTCGCCCTCTTCTGTGCGCGGGTCTTCAAACCCTATGGACGTATAGCACTTCTTTTCCGGCTCAAATTCCATGGGCAAGCACAAATGCTCGTAACCTAAGTCACGCGCTAAGATGTAACCCGACACATCGTTTTCATGCAGCCTTTGCATTATAATAATAATTACTGACTTCTTAGGATCGTTTAATCGAGTTGGTAGCGTTTCAGCGAATACCCGATTAGCCGTGTCCCTTTCAGTCTCTGAATATGCCTTTTCAGGTGATAAAGGATCATCCCATATGACAAAATCACCGCGCTTACCTGTCATTGACTTAACAGCGCATGATTGTCGCCAACCGCGATTTACGTTTTCAAACCCTGTCTTTTCGTTCTGGTCACTTGTTAGCTCAATAGGCCATCTTTGCTGATACCATTCGCTATCAATCAATAGCCTGTTCTTGCGGTTGTCTCTTGTCGCTAAAGATTGTTCATATGAAGCGCCAATGAAACGAGCCTCTGGCCATCCATACGGACCCCAAATCCATGCAGGAAAGAACACACTAGCCGCCGAACTCTTCGACGTGCCAGGCGGGATGTTAATCAGTAACCTTGTTATATCACCCGTTGCTGTGGCTTGCAGATGCTCGGATAATGCATCCATATGCCAACCGTGAACATATTCTTGCGGATCTATCTGCGACCATGAGCGCTGAATAAAACCTGATAGAGAACGCTTGCAGTATTCTTTCTCTATTTCAACAATGTCATTCTTTGTTAGTTGCTGCATTTAACAGCTCTGACATTGTTTGCGTTGAAAGTTTAGTTGGATCAATTGTAACATTGCTTTCAATCGGTCCACCGTCTTTACCTGATACCTCAG